TTCTGTTTTCTATCCGTCCTCGAAAAAGCGACTCATCGTGTGGATGTGTGAGTGCGCGCGCCTCGACTTGAGTTACACGACCTGTGCGCGGCACGCAGCGGTGACTGTGGGTCGCCAGGTATGAGGTGGTCGGCAGTCCATGGGTCGCCAGGTTTCGCACCTTTTCCGCAGATCGCACACAACACTGCTGTGTCGCGCACTTGTTTAGCGTTCTTGCGGTAACTGCCACGGTAGTGCTCACGTCTCATGTTCCTAACTGCTTGATGTCTGCGTTCGCACGCTGTGCAGCGTGTCTGCTCATTCAGTCGCTTGCATTCGATGCAAGGTCTAAGAATCGGCACGTGTGGCGCGTTCCGCTTTGCGACGGTGGTAGAACGCTCGCTGTCTTGCGGCGATAGCCGCTTTGCAAGCAGTGCACATGGGTTCATGCTTCCGCTGGTGGCGTCGTGCTGCCGCATATGTTCCACACGGTCGCAGTTGTTTCGTTGTTTGCTCGTCCATGACGAGCATCTTATCACTTATCACGGTTTCGTGTGGTTCAAACTCCACGGTGACCAGCCTGCAACATCGAACAGTAGACGTCCTGCGGTCAAGTTGGTGAGTGGGTCGAGCAGCGGCTCCTGGGTGCAGACGCCCATGCGCTTACACACCAGACCGTGATATTGGGCGTGGTCTTGTTTCCAGTGTACGCCGTTGATCTGTAACAGTCCAGAGTCGCTGCGGTGGCTCATGGTGGCGACGCGCACAACTTCACAGTCGCTGTTCACCACATCGCCGCCGCGCACGTTCGGACAGCACCCAGATTCACGTTCGATGATGCTGGTGAGTCGTGGCAGTTGGTGCTGTTCCCATCCAGCCTGCAACGCCACTGCTCCTACCCACGTGCAGTCGCCGTAGGTGTACTGCTGTGGTGGTATGGTTGTAGTCGTGGTGGTGGTTGCGGTTGTGGTGTTGGTTGGTTTGGGTGCTGCTACTGGTTGTGCGTTGGCGGCGAGGCTGAACGTGCCGAGTGCTAACGAGATGACCAGCGCGATGCGCGTGAGTGTAGTCATGTTCCCTTTCATCGGGTGAGGTTGACGGACGCTGTGCGTTCGACGTCGAGGTGCTGTACCCAGCCTATAGCATCCTGCGTGCTAGTCGTTTCAAGCCTCGCAACTGCAGGTACAGTCCGAATGTGATCAGAATGGTGAATGGGTCGAGTTGGCTGTTCGGGTTGTTCGTGCTGATCGCGGTTGCTGCGATGATGAAGATGAATCCGATGATGGCGCAGGTGATGTCCCAGCGTCGCTGGTTGATGACTTTCATACGTTTGCCTCGTCGTTCAGCATCTCGCGCAGTGCTTCATGTTCCTGGACTACTGAGCCGAGCAGTGTGCGCAGCGTTTCCAGGAAGTCGCCATCTTCAACGTCGAGTCCATACTCGTCGTTGATGTCGAGTCGCGCTGAGATTGCTGCACGCAACGCTTTGCGCAGTTTGTTGTAGTGTTGCTCTAGTTCTTCGAGGTGTTGGTCTTTCATGTTGCTGTCCTTTGTTGGTTGTGGTTTGGTTACTTGTTGGTGGCGGCGAGTTGCTTGGTCATCTTGTCGATAGCCCTGGCTGCGTAGACTGCGTGACGTGAACCGTTCCAGTAGGTGGTGGTTTTGCTCATGCGGTTGTGGAAGTAAACGACCAGGTCAAGGTGTGCTTGTGTGATCTTTTGCTCTTTGGTTCCGAAAAGCACGACTTTGATGATCTTGTGTGCTTTGATGGTTTGGCGGCTCCAACGTTCCTGGGCTTCGATGCTGTTGTCCATGTTGGTGATCTCCTTGTTGTCCATATCTCTATCTTACCACTACCAAGTCTATCGTGTCAAGCATTCTCTTACAGGCTGATGTTGGCGTTGCGGAAGTGACCACGCTCGGTCGGCTCGACACGGACGACGGTGGTGCTGCGCTTCAGTGTGCGGCTGTAATCCTTACCGCTGGGCTTCTTGCCACCCATGCCGAGGTCGCGTTCGGTGACGATCATCTGGGTCTTGCCTTTGGGTGTGATCGCGACGATCTCGGTGATGTAGCCGTAGTTCCACATGAGGAAGTCGCCTACTTTGAGGTCGGCGGCTGCTTGTCCTGCGATCATGGTTCCGACTGCGATGCGGCTGGTGTATCGTTTCATGGTGGTGGTCTCCTTGTTGTCCATATCTCTATCTTACCACTACCAAGTCTATCGTGTCAAGCATTCTCACCACAACCCCGTCTGACGGGGTTTCGGGGGGGATGGGGGATATGCCCTAAACCCTATCTAGAATATCTCGTCCAGGTCGTCGAACTGTGGTGTTCCGTTGGCGTTCCGCTCTATAGAGCGCGGAACAGCCGTAACAGAACCGCTAGAGTGTGTTACGTCGTGTTCCGAACGTGTTACGCCGCGTAACGACGCGGTCGGAAGGTTTGTTCCGCGCGTGTTACGCAGGTCGTTTGTTACGGTTTGTTCCGAACGTGTTCCGTCTTTTGTTACGCTCTCGTCGATGGTCCCTAGCCATGCGTCGACGTTGCCGTTTGCCGCTTTCTGTTTGCGTAGTTTGATAGCCTGCGCAAGGATGTCGTTACCACACTTGATGTCGTGTTCTTTGAGTAGTGATCTGGCTGCGCGTATGGTGATGTCGATGGGTGCTTTACACATGTTGAGGTCGGCGGCTGCGGTGATCGCGGCGTCGCTGAACTCGTCACCGAGCAGGTGGTGAGACAGTTTGCCGTCGATCTCGCGCAGTTCCAGTTCGACTTTGTCTGGAACCCACTGCATACGTCGGTGTGTGGATTCGATCAAGATCGAGGTGAGGCTGCGTTTCGTGAACTTCCACACCACGTCGACGTCGTCGTTTTTTGCGCTGGTTCCTCGTTGTCCTTTGCTGGTGTCTTTGCCTGCGTGGTCTGCTCGTATCCAGGTGACGCCGAGTGACTTCATGTTGACGCCTGACCAGCGGTAGAACGCGCGCATGGTGTCGGCGTCGTTTTCTTCTCCTTCTACTGCTCGTGCTGTGGTGTCGATGATGACGAGTTTGCTGTTGGTTGCTTTGATGGCGGCGATTACTGCGCGTGCTCCTTCTTGTGTGTCTAGACCTGCGATCGATGGTAGGAGCACGTAGTGCAGTTTTGTGAGGTTGTCGTCGATGCTGTAGCCGAATGCGTCGAGTCGGTCGCGTACGTCTGCTGCTGTCATCTCGAAGTCGATGTATAGCACGTCGATCGGTGGTTGTGCTGGTTTGCCGAGCACTGGTCGTCCTGATGCGAGCGCGGCTGCAAGTTCGAGCAGTAGCAGGCTTTTGCCACTTTTTGCTCCTGCGTACAGTGCGTGTGCTCGTCCTTTGGCGAGGATGGGTTCGATGAGCCATTCTTGGTCGGTGGTGTCGTCGGTCCACAGTTTCTGCCAGTCGACGTACCACGTGGTGAGTGGGTCGTCGTTTCGGTTCTCTGGTGTGACCAGTTGTGGTGGTTGTTCGGACTGGATGGTGGACACCCATTGTGCGATCTGTTGGTCGTTTTGTGCGTTGAGTTGGCGTGCTGCTTCTTTGAAGTCGCCGCTGTGTCGTGTTTGTGTCCAGTAGCCGAACCTGTCGTATGAACCTGGCGGTAGGTTGCTGATCGATGTTGTGAACACGGTGAGGTTGTCGTTGCCGTTGTGGTTGACGGTTGCGCTGACGCCGTCGCGCACTGACTTGTTGGGTCGTGTCCAGTAGTAGACGTCGTTCTCTGTGTGGTGCGGTGTCCACCCGTCGTTGAGTAGCAGGTCGTCCCACCGTGTTTCGCGGTTGAACCTTGTACCTGCGCGTGTGTCGACGTCGTCCTCGGTGCGTGTGTTCACCGTTGATGTGGCGGTTTGTTGTTCTTTGGTGGTGATGATGTCGGCAACCCAGTCGGGTAGGGTTGCCATCTCGATCTCACCTGGCGCGTGTCCGTCTACCCAGCGGTATTCGTTGCCGTTCGGATGGACGGTTGGTGCGACGACGATCTGTGCGTTGACCGCTCTTACATCTATTCCTGCACCTAGCAGTCTTCCTGCCCCGTTGGAGATGTCTCCGTGGCTTTCCTTTAGCCTGAAAAGCAGGTGAGTGCCGCCGCTACCTGTTTTGGCTTCGACGGTCTCGGGAAGCCTTCCGTGGCGTTCCTGGAGCCTGTCCAGGGTTGCGGTTCCGCTGCTGGTCGGGTTGTGTTCGTCGAGGTCGAGCGCGATGTACCGTGTACCGTCGTCGAGTGTGCCTGTGACGATACCGATGCCGTGGTCAGCGTACCGTCCTGTCCACCATGCTTGGATGGTTCCTGTTTGTGTTGTTGCGGCGTCTTGCCATGCGGCGATCGGTGGTCGTTTCTCACGTGGTCTGATCGGGATAACTCGGTAGCCGAGTTTCGCGTAGTGAATCGCCCATTCGAGTGTGATGTTGTCGTTCATGTTCTGTCCTTGTCCATTGTTCTAACGTCGTCACTGCTAACCAGCCGTGTGTGCGGTGTTTGATGAACAGTACACCGTTTTCGGCTTTTTTGTTTGTTTGCTGTTGTGTTAGTTGTTTGATGCCTTCGGTGATGGCGGCGGTGATGTTTGTCCAGTGTTTTACTTGTATCGCGGTGTCGTCGATGCCGTCGATGTCGCCGATGTCGTCTTTCCGTCCTGCTCCCAACATCCTGCGCATCGGTTTGCCGAGTGTCTCGGTGAGGAGTGTGGCGAGTGCACGTTCTGCACGGTCTCCTTTAGTCTTGTTCCTGTTCGCCATCTTCTAAGGCTACCACAACACGTGTACGTTGTGGTTTGAACTTGGCGAGTCGTAGTCCACCTGGGGTGCCGTGTTTGTCGATGTAACACCAGTATGGTGAGTCTGGGTCGCAGTTGCAGCCTTCCAGGTGTCGCAGGTTGTGCACGACTTTCGCTTTACACCACATGCAGGTGATGGTGAACTGTTCAGGCATCGGCTGTTCCTTCCGTGTAGACGATGGTGTATCGGCACATCGGTCCCCACACTGCGAGATCGAGGTCTGTTGTGCCGAGCCATTGTGAGTTTACCACTGTCGCGTTTGCTGGTAACGCTCTAGCGAGACTGTGTTCGATCTGTTTGCGTGTCGCTTCGTGTTTCCAGTTTTCGCGTGTGGTGACGGTGAGCAGATACTTCTCGTTCATTGTTCGCCCGTTTGCAGTGCGATGTTGAGCCGTGCGTTGTCGCTGCGCAGTTGGTCGATGGTTTGCACTAACAGTTTCTCGCGGTAGGCGTATTCGTTCACTTCTTTCGCGAGTTTCGTGTTCATGGTGCGCAGTGTGTCGAACTCGTTCACTAACGCGTCGATGCGGTCGATCAGCATCGTTTTGTGGGTGCGCAGTTCTTCGAGTGTACGTTCGTAGTCGTGGATTCTAGGGTCGATGTCGCTCATTGTTTGGTTCCTTTCAGGGTTTGTGTTAGTCGGTGGTGTAACGCGGCGATGGTGTCTTGTTCTTCTCGTGCGACGACACGTTCGATCAGTGTGATGATGTACGCGAGGTCACGTCTGTGTATCACCACCCAGTTGTTCGAAGATGAGTTTGAACTTGATGAGCCTGATGTGGTGGTAGACGGTCGCTGTTGAGATTCCGAGGTCACGTGCTGTTGCTTTCACTGGGTCGGTGCGGTTTGCCGCACGATGTTTGTTATACGTGTTGTATGTGAGCATCTCGCGTGTACGGTCGCGTGTCGAACGTGATGATGCTATCTCACGTCTAGCGCGCGGTGATAAACCACCCCAGATACCGTACTCAATGTCGTTGACGATCGCGTACTTTGCACAGGCGTCTTGTACTGGGCAGCGGTTGCACAGTGATATCGCTTTTGTGGCAACCACCGAGGTGATACTGTCTGGGAAGAAGTCCACCTCGGTGTTGCCCTTACATAGTGCGTACGCCATCCAACGCGCATCGCTGTCGCGCATGTGGATGAAGTCGCGCATCAGATGAGATCGTCGCTGTCGATCTTCTTACCGCGTGCCACTTTGACGTCGAAGTGCTTCAGCGTCTTGTTGCCTGCGAGTTTCTCGACACGTGTGTGCGTGATCGTGATGGTGTCGCCAACGGTGGGCTTGGTGTCTGCGAGCAGACGCAGCAGTTGAGTCTGTGATGCGAGCACCTCGTAGGCGGTTCCGTCTTTGGTGATGGTGAGCGACGGGTACTTGTTACCGTCTGGCATCGTAGCCACGCGCAGCGCAGTGAGCACTCCGCTGATGCTGTCACCTTCGTTTTCTGGCTTCCACTTGTTGAAGTCGCCTGTCGGTCGCTCAAACTCTGACCAGTTGATGGACATGTTGTTACTTTCCTTCCGTGATAGTGAATGTGTCATTGATGTATTGCAAGTTCAACGTACCTGCACGCAGTTGTGCGAGCACGTTGGACATCTGTTGTACCTGGGCGATGTCCAGGTTGCCGACTGCCGCGCCGAGCGTGTCATCACCTCGAATATCGAGGTAACGTAGCGCGGCGTCGAGTGTGTCACCGCTGCCGTCGTCCTCGTCGAGGAAGTCGAGCATGGTGCTGACGATCATGTAGCGACGCAGCGACGGTTTGCCGCTGAGCGACACTGAGCGTTTCACTGCTGCTGCTTCTTTCGCTAGCCGTTTCGCGGTAAGTTTCACTGCGTTCGCACTGTCGTTGAGTCGCATGCGCAGCAGTTCGATGTCGTTTGTCGCTACGGTGATGTCGTCGCTCGGCGGCATCGGTTTCTCTGCTGGTGTCGCGATCTGTGGTGGTCGTTTGACGCTCGGCGGTACGACGTGTTCGTGGAACGGTACGCTGAAGTCGCGTTCGATCTCGACGAGCAGTTGTTCGATCTGTCGCAGTTCGATCGACGAGTGTTGGTGTTGCGACTTGAACGTAGGTATCGCTGGTGACCAGCGTGCGGCGAACGCGGCGAATGCTTCGCTGTTCACTTCTTTCAGTTTCCGCACTCGGTTCATTAGCCAGTCGCGTTTTTCTGCGCGTGCTTCGTCGCTGCGTTCTCCTGACGGTCGCACGTCACCTAGGAGAAACGGCTTGGTCGGGATGTCGAACACTGCGCGCACTGCTTTGAAGTACGTCCAGCCTGCGTTCACATCGCATTCGATGACTTCGTAGGTGGCGTCTGCTGCGAGCCGCACTGCGACACCGCGTGCGATCGCAGGCATCGGCTGTACTTTGTCGTCGTCGATGTACTCGGTGCCGTGTGCGTACGCTGCGAGTTGTGCGGCGACGTCTGGGTAGATCGCTTTGCTGGTTTTGTAGTCGAGCACCACGAGTTCGTCGCCGAACGTCGGTAGTTTGCACACCATGTCGAACGAGCCTGCGTAGCCGATCTCGCTGTTGAACACGGTGTGTTCGACGAGCACTGGCTGCGGTTGATGTTCGTCGAAGAACCGTTTGAGCGCGGCGACGTAGCCGCTGATCTCGTCAGCCCACTGTGGCATCGTTCCTGTTTTGGCGTATGTTTCGGCGAGTGCGTGTACGTCTGTGCCGCGTGATGCTGCACGGTCGAGGAATCGCAACGGTTCACGTTTCAGCAGGTCGATCGCTGCTGCGTCGTCGAGGCTTTGCCACGCTTGTTTGTTGTTGACTGCGAACTTGGCTACTTCACCTGCTGCCCAGTGTTTCAGTGCCTCGCCTTTGCCGACGATACCGAGCACTGTAGTGACGCTCGGATATTCCGCGCCTGTCACTGGGTGTTTGTATGTTCTGCCTGTTCGTGTTGTTTTCGCTAGTTTTGGTGATGTCATGTGCAGTATCCTAACTGGTAGGTGTATCGGAATCGAGGATGCTTTGCGCGATCAGTTTGGTGTAGGTGGCGATGACTGCAACCAACACGACGATCGGTATGGCGAGTGAGACGACGGTGACGCGAGCGATGTACGCGGTTTTCCGCCTGCCCAGGATGGTTTGCACGACGAACGACGCGCCGCGTGTCTTGACCATCCGTTTGCGTAGGTGTTTGTAGACGGTCGGGTAGGTCGCGGCTACGACCGCTAGGTAGATGATCGCGGCGACCTTCACGAGGCTCTCCGTTGCGTTCTCTTGACGGAGGGTATTCGAATAGCCCTACCCCCCTCTCCGATGCAAGGGAACGCAAGAGAAACGCCTGCGGCGGCGTGACGTGGGGGAACCAACGCCACGCCGCCGCGAACACGCGCCAGCGTAGGACAGGAACGCGGCTGCATGTTCATCACCTGCCCGATGAGCCGAACCCATGGTCGGCTCGATCGGTCGGTGACAGATCAGCAGTCTGTAGCCAGTTTATCTCACGAGCAACGTTGTTCATTGGCAACAGTTGCACGACTCGCTCTTTCGGCTCGATCACCTGCGGTGTGTCTCCGAAGTTCCACACCACCGCGAACAGTTCACCTCGGAAGCCCTCATCGATCACCGACATCGGTGTGATCAGGTTTCGTTTGGAGAACGTCGACGAGCGACCAGTGAGCACAGCGTAGATGCCGCGCGGCATCTCAACACACACACCAGTCGGAATGCGTGCCATCGTGTGCGGCTCCACCACCAGCGGCTGGTCACCGTTGTACGCCAGGTCGAACCCTGCGTCACCCGTGAACGCCTGCGACAGTTGGTGGCTGTCTCCAGTGAAACGCGCAAACTTCAGCGTGCTCTTCTTGTCGCGGTTGCGTCCCAGGGTTGCTGCCCACTCGCACGCTTGTCGATATTCGTCGACTTCGTACGTGTAGATGTTGTAGTGGCTCGCCCAGTACGTTTCGATCAGTGACGACTCGTCCTGCTCGCTCACGAGCACGACTGGGATGCCGCGCTCGTTAGCGATCGTGATCTCAACTGGTACACCGCGCGTCCACACACCTGCTGGTAAGTAGACCAACACAACATCACACTCGTGCAGTGCACGCTCGTTGATGCGTTGCACTCGTGCGTCGTGTGGCGGTCGCACTTGCCATGCGTCGGCTGGTGTGAACACTGCGATGCCGTCTTTTTGCAGCAATTCGTCCTGCATGCTCATCGCCACGACCATCGGGTTGCCGCCCGTCTTGTCGATCGGATGTGCGAGGTAGATCAACGCCATACGTTGCGCGCTCCAGTCTGCAGTTCAGTGTTCGGTTTGATGGTCTGCTCGTCGATGAGCGTACCGTCTGCGCTTTGCCAGATGACAAGTTCGGTGTAGCCGTAGATGTTGGCGCGTCGTTGTGCTTGCTGCAACTGGTCGCGGTACAGCACTTCGGCGTGGCAGTAGTTCACTGCGTCATAGCCTTTGTTCATGGCATCACCTCTGCACGGTTTGCGAGCACCATCTTGCTGTAAACAGCGAGGTCGTGCCACGTGTCGGTTGATGCTTCGCGTGCTTGTTCTGCTGCGCTGATGATGCGTTGCATCTTGCCCAGTGCATAGAACATGATGCCGAGTTCGTATGCTTGTTCACGTGTGACTTCTCGGTTGGCGACTTTCGCCATCGAGTAGCCGATCTCGTGCAGGTCGCCTGCTCCGTACTCGTCCAGTTTTTTCAACATCGCGGCGACTTCGTCGGTCGCGTGTTGAATCCACCAGTTGTTGAGTCGTTGTTTCTGTCTCTTACCTAGCATGTTGTTGCCCTTTCTTGTTTAGATAGACCAGTCGCGCACGGTGGCGGCGAGTTGTGTGTTGTTGAACATGACGGTGTTCGCGGAAGTGCCGTACATCGCTGCCTGCTTGCCGATGTGAATCTCGCAGTGTCTGATCTGTCGCAGCGCGCTCGGGTAGAGCAACAGTTTGCTCACGTCGGTTTCACTAGCGAGGTTCGGCTCGAAGTAGTCGACGAACATCAGACACGGGTGCAAGTGGTCGCCCACTCCACCGTTTGCCTGTACCGCTTCCATGACGACGGCTGGGTTCCACTCTGCAACACGTCGAATCTTCTTGGTAACCGTGGTGCGCTCTGGCTGGACGTAGCCTGCGGTGCGTTCACCGAGTTGCTCCCAGGTGAGTTCGTCGCTGTCCATCGGTCCGCTGTTGCCTGCAACGCGGATAGGGTAGGTGCGCAACACGAGCCACGTGTGAATCTCGCGTGGCTGTCTCGGGTTGAGCGGCAGATAGCCGATCTGTGCGAGCAGGTCGACGGTGCGGCAGTCGCCGCTGGTTGTCTGCGGATAGAAACGGGTATGCAACCCGAGACCGTAGCCCTGCGTGCCTTCGATGACGACGTGCTCTTGCCGCAAGTGTGCAGCCTGGAACATACCTGCGGTTTCACACACCATACCGAGATCGGACAGGTCGCCCACCGCCATAGCAGCGGTGCGTGCGAGTCGCATCAGTCGGTCGGCGCGTGCGGCTCCGATACCCTTGCTCGTTGAGCCTGTGCGCGCGTTGATGTCGCTGCCGCTTTCACGTTCGATGTGATGCGGCTCCAGGATGGTCGCATTCGCGTCGATGTAGAGTCGGCTGCTGACGTTGAAGCCTGCTGCGTCGAGCGCGTCAACTTCGCTAGTCAGTACGCTGATGTCGATCTCGCTTCCTTGTGCGATATAGAGCGCGGCGTCGAGGTCGACGACGGCTGCTGCTGGAACTTGGCGCAACGCCCAGATCGTGCCGTCTGCTGCGGCTGCGCTGTGTCCTGCGTTGCTACCACCAACGCGCACGAGGTGCAGCCTCTTGCCGAGTGTGTTGGTGCGCAGTCGCGTTGCCAGTTGTGCGGCGACGTGTCCTTTGGCTTCGGAGCCAAACTGACCGCCGACGATGGCGTGAATGGTCATGATATGTGCCTTTCTATTCGTTGTCGTTGTTGGTTTGCCACTTATATTCGATGCCCACCGACCTGCAAAAGTCGTGCAGCCTGACGATGACGGTTTGCTGCCATTCGGTGATCGTCATGTCGGCGATCAACGCGAAGTCGATCTCCAGTAGTGACGTCAGTGTGACGTAGTCGCCGTCCTCGATCGCTTTGTTGATCTCATCCAGGACTGCGAACTGTGCGACTCGGTCGCGTCCTTTCTGCTCTTGCTGTTCGCGTGCGATGCGTGCTTGACGTGCAGCGTCGCGCCTGTCCCTGAACTTCATGGTGTCCTGCCCTAGTTTAGCCTAGATGTGTTACGCGGTGCGGCGGTCGTGCGCTTTGTCGATGTTATAGTCGCGCACTTCATACTTATACTGGTTCAGCCGCCTGAAGTAGTTAGGCAGGTCGCTGACGATGCGACGTGCGACGTGCTGCGAGCAGCCCATCTCCTCAGCAAGTTTGCGCGTCGTCACTTCTGCAAACACGTTCTGCTCGCACCACTTGATGACGCGTGTGACCAGGTCCTCTGCTTTCACTGGTGTCGCGTTCACGTTTGCGAAGAACGTTGCGATGTCGACTCGCACGTTGGATGGGATTAGTGCACGTTCGCGAATGCTCACGTTTGCGTATGCCTTGGTGACGCCGTGGTTAGCGCACCACCACCTGAACTTCGCGGTTGCGTCCTCTGGTGAGTAGGCTGGTTCGGCTATCCAGTCGGTGATCATGTTATTGCTGTCCTTTCTGTCCATATATATATCTTACCATATCGAGGGTATGTGTGTCAAGCATTATCTCGGAACCACGACGACGCCGTGATCGCGAGCCATCTGTTTGCGAAGGCTGCGAACCGCGTGTTGACATGCCTTGCGCAGGCTGGTGTCGTCCTCGTTGAACTCTGCCTGGTAAGCCAGGTCATCGATCAGTTCCATGATGGCGGCATGACTGACACGCACAGTTGCAGTGTTCTTCAGCGTTTTGATCATCATGATGAACGCTTCGTTGTTGTCTATATGCTGATAGAACTCTGTGTAGATGCGTTTTGCGTTTTCACGTTCGACGACGATGCGTTGATAAAGTCTGCTTACGTGATCGTCTAATGCCCGTGTTGAGACTTGCAGCCTGTAGATGCGGTGCACTTGCATGTCATTCACCCGACCCACGGTTTCTCAGCGAAGCCTTTCGGCAACCGCTTAGCGCACTCACTACCGACTGGGAACCAACCCTGCGAGAGTGAGCCGACTTCTGCAGCCATCGGCACGAGATCACCGTCGATCGTCATGTGAACGTGTCGTGCGTTCTCGTGTGCTTTGCGGCTCATCTTGCGCCCACACATCATGCATTCCTCTGAATCATGATAGCCGATGCGATGACTGCGGCGGTTCGCTTCGATGCGCTCGATGCTCTGTCGCCACACGCTGTTATCGATTGCAGGAATCGCATCGCCTGTGCTTGTGGTGATCGTGTGTGTGATCTTCATGGTGGTCTGTCCTTTCTCTACCATAACTATATCTTACCACACCGATATAGGGTCTGTCAAGCATTATCACCCGACCTTTCTATGGGGCTTGTGGCGCGGCAACTTGTGAATCGGCTTTCCGCTCATCGTCACCGAACGAGCCGTGTAGTCGCACTCGGTGCACTTCTGCCAGTGATTCGTTCCCTGGAGACCAGCCTTGCCCGAACCGCCACACGACGCCGCTGCTTTCGCTGCTGCCTTCGCAACCGCAGCATCGAAGTCTTTTTCATCGCCGCTGTCACGCATCGCCTGCGCTGCAGTCTTGCTAACCTTAGCCTGCTCGCGATACTCGACTGGTGCAGTGGGGAAGCAGTGCGAGCAGAGCGTCGCACCGACCTTCGCAACAGCAGCGTCGACATCCTTGCCGCTCAACGACGGGAACAGCACGAACTCGGTCGGGTTCTTACCGTTGTTGCACGTGAAGCACTCGGTGCTGCTGTGCACGTGTCCTGCGCTCGACACCACTGCCCAGTAGCGTGTCCAGCCGCCGCGACGTGTGAACTCTTCATTCAACTCGTTGATGCGTGCGCGGTGCACTTTCACTTCGTTGCTTTCCTGGGTGTAAAGATCGAGGTGGTGCTTCAACGTTGCAGCGTATGAACCTTTGTGTGCGATCACGTCGGGTGCGATCTGCAGTGCACGCTCGGTGGTGAGGAACTCGCCTTCTGCGTTGCGATATGTACCGTTGCCTGCGTAGTTGAACTTGCACTGGTGGGCAACGTAGCCATGCACTGCGTCTGCGTACATCGCTTTCATCTGACGTGCGCGCCAGTAGAGGCTCATCTCACGCAGCAGTTGCGTGTCGATCTGAATGGGTGTTGCGGTTTGGATGTTGATCATGGTGGTCTGTCCTTTCTCTACCATGACTATATCTTACCACACCAGCCTAGTGCCTGTCAAGCATTCCCAACAACCCGTCCGAGAACCCGTCCCGACGCGGCTCAGCGGCAGATAGTCAACTTCTGGACCATCCCCATAGGGATAGCCAGAACCGAGTCGAAGTCCCCATTCTCGGCAATATGCGACTGGGCTATCACCACATGCCCATCTTTAGCGTTAGGAATCAACAACCCAACCGACCGAACAACACACGGCTCAACATCGAAGTCACGCAACGCAGTCCACGTGTCAGTCATCGCGTGCGCGTCGTGCCACGTCACCACCACGACGTCATAGTTCTCGTCCACTGCTACCACCCTTCACGGTCACGATCTGAACAGAACACTGGAGCCTGCAAGATGATACCACGATGTGAAGTCACCACCGCGAGAGCCTGCTGCGGCTGCTCATGTTGGAAGTTGTTGACATACGCATACTCGTCGTAGCCCTTCATGGAGCCGTTCACCACCAACCCAGGAGACGGCAGGTACTGATGCCAGTGACCGAGCCACAAGGTGTCGAACGACGAACCGATAGCGAGATAGCGTTGCGCCTTGCGTGCACGCAGACGCATGATCGGCGGATAGATGCCACCGATACCTGAACCACCGTGCGCTTGATCGCCGTGTGTCAACAGATGACCATGACCGTACACCTGTACGAGACAGTCGCTCGATTCTGGCACTTGGAACGTCACACGTTTATCGCCTTTGAAGTGACGTTCGATCATCTTCGCTAACAACCAGTCGAAGTTGGTGCGCGCACGCAGTTTCGCACGCGGCTTACGTGTCGTGCGTCCGTGGTTGCCTGCAACTGCTGCGATGTGAACTTTACCGAACTCGGTTGCCAACATGTCGACTGCTGACGCCATGTGCTCTGCCCAGTACAGCAGCGAGCCGATCATCGTGTCCTCGTTCGTCTCTGCCAGTTCTTCGTGGATGTCACCGCTGAAGATGTCACCACCGAGGAACAACACGAAACCGTCATACTTCAAACCAGCGAGGTGATGACGTGCAAGTTTGATAGTGTTCGCACACCACAGTTTCATACGCACCTCGGCGATCGCACGGTTGTACGCATTCAAACCGTCCACCTCTTCAGGTAACACCACCTCATCCAGGTGCAAGTCAGACAACATCGCCACAACAGTAGCCGCCTGTGTTTTCTTCTTATCGCGTGGCAGCAACCACTGCGGCGGCTGCAACGTCGCCGACTCTGCACGCTCCACGATATCGAGAGTCTGTTTCATCTGATCGAGACGTTCGTTCACCCGCGCCAGTTCAGCGATCGCGTTGTCGCGCTCTTTCTTGTAACGCTGCGATTCGTCGTGTTTCTCCGAGAGGATATCGTCAGACAGTGACATAGTCACCTTTCCTATACTTGTACACCATGTTGACGCTCAGTTTGAAACCGCGTTTCGCCATAACACGTTCGATAACCGACGCCGATACAGTGTGATCGTCGAGCGCAGCACGCAGATCGGCTGCGTCCTGCGGTTCCATCTTCTCCATGATCTCCACGATACGTGACTTGCGCCCACCTGCAGCGTGCACAGACTGCGCTTCTGCGATCTCATCTTTCAGGTTCATACTGTCCTCACTAGTCGTGTTCGATGTTATACCTGGCGATGTGACGTTCTAGTTTCTCGTCGACGCGGTCGATCTTCCCATCGACGCGGTCTGTTTTCTCGTCGATACGGTCAAGTTTGCTGCTGAACCGTTTGATCGCGTCCATGACGCGCGCGTGGTCTGCGCTGTTCTCCACACGTCCGCGTTGCACCAGCGCGACGATAACTGTTCCGATCGCAGCGATCAACGCAACTGCGACCGCTTCGTTCATGGCTGTGCAAAGATCTTTTTGAATGCGGCGTCGACAGCGGTTGGGTTGTCTGCCATCGCAGGCGAGATCTCGACATGTATCCAGTCGCCGCCAGGTGCGCCGCTGACGGTCGGCTTGGTGTACTTCTGCCACGCTGCGCGGTCACACCGCCATGCTCTGCCGTGCGGCTGTGGGAAGTAGTCGATGATCATCTCGATACCGAGCAGGTCAGCGTTGGCGACCAACAGTTTGCACCACTCGGTGGCGTGTTTCCGTCCGTCTGGTTTACCTTTGTCGCCAAGTTTACGGTAGGACAGGTCGACCGCCCGTCCTGTTGCGTGTACGCTGAGTGTTTCTTTGCCGCGCATGTTACGCACTACCCAGTCGCCGTTGTTCCACAACGCACGTTCGGAAAGGAACACGACACGGTCGATGAATGTCTTCGTACCTGCGCGCAGTCGCGGTGCTGCACCGTCGCTGCTACCTGTGTAAGGTCGCTTCGTCACGTTACCGCTTTTTCGCGGCTGCTTTCTTTGCACGGGTTTTTTTGACGGTTGCACCTGCGAACGCCTCATCGATCTCTTCCATGGTCAACTTGCCGTCGAGCGACGCACGTGCGAGACGTTCGACGACCGCAGCAACTGAAGCGAATCCAGCGAGCGCGGCTGCCTTCCACAGTGGGATGTCGCCCAGCACTGACGCACCTGTGATGATTCCGAGCGCGCTTGTCATGAACAACGCCACGATACGTTGGAGCACTTCTTTGGCTTTCTCCATCAGTCCTGCTCCTTATCTGCGAGCGTCGTGAACAGCCAGTGTAGCACGACTGTCACTAACGCAACTGTCAAGGTGAACAACATCGTGCTACCGCTTAGCGTGATAAGGATGAACGCGACACCTGCCCAAGTCCACGCGTTATCTCGTAGATACTCCCACAGTTTCATCGACCTCGCATTCTACTGGCGATGATGAACGTGCCGATCGCAATAACAGTGAACGTCTCACGTTCTTCGTTTGTGATACGTGAGCCTGCTTTTATGCCGCCACCGTTGCACAGTTTCGTGGCTCCGATGTCGATTAGTGTTTGCATGTCGCGTGCATCGAGCCACTTTTCACCTGTGTTGAGACACCACAGCGGTGTCGCAGTGATGTGTTCTAGGAGCGTGTGAAACAACTACTCGACGTCAGGTGTCGGCGGCGCGACGAACTCATCAAGTTCAGCATCATAGGTATAGCCGATACCTGCGTACAGTCCCCTGAAGTTTGCGTGGTATGAGGTCTGCAACCACGTTCCTGTTAGACCGAGCGATGCGATGAATGCTTGACCGACAGGCTCGCTCTCAGGAAAGTCACCACCGCCACAGTCGTCGTTGCCGACAACGATGACCTGCTGAACGATGTTGCTGTCATTGACTTGTGCGAAATGTGCCATAACGTTTCCTTATCCTAGACCTTCCATCTGACATAAGCGATTCCAGAGCCACCCGAACCACCACTACCACCCAATGCGCCTCCATCAAAGGAACCACCACCGCCACCGCCACCAGTATTCGCAGAAGCAGCAGACCCGTTGATAGTTCCAGACGATGAACCGCCTGCACCACCTACCGACGAACCACCTGCGCCACCAGTTCCACCACCAGCGGATGAATAACGTGCGCCACCTCCGCCTCCGCCACCCTTGAAAAGTGCGGAACCGCCGATGAACGCCGAAACGTCGTAGCCTGCACCTCCAGCACCACCATTGCCAGTACTAAAGTTGCCACCGACTGCCGTCGCTCCACCGCCACCACCAGCAGCACCGTTAGTTGTTGCCGAACCGTTGCCACCAGCGTTGCCTTGACTCGGTGTTCCTGCTGCGCCAGTTGATGCGTTATTGGTAGCACCCATACCGCCAGCACCAGAACCACCAACGGCAGGTGCCACAGCGACACTTGCTGCAACATCAACCGAACCACCACGACCACCACCAACACCGACTGCGATTCCACACACGGAACTGTTGCCCTGTCCTGGTCCTCCTGCAGTATTGGCTGCAGCCGTTCCACCTGCACCGATAGTGATAGTCGTATTTGATGCTAAATAAACAGTGCCACTTGCGACACCGCCAGCACCACCACCAGAACCACCACCATTGTTTGCTGCCGAACCTGCACCGCCACCGCCGACCATCAAAACGTCAAACAAACCAGACTTGGTAACAGTCAATGTTCCAGAAGAAGTAAACGATGTGTACTCATAGTTCACACCGCTGATAGTTACAGCCGTGACACCAGTTCCACCAGTTGCAGTCCCGTAACCGTTCACGTTCACCGTGTTCGTCGTGAGCGACGAAACATAACCCATGTAAGAACGAGTCATACCTTAAACCTCACATACGCGATACCTGAACCACCTGCGCCACCAGTACGGGCAACGCCACCAGTGTTGGAACCAGCACCACCGCCACCCGACGCTGTGTTCGCGGCAGCAGCAGAACCATTCGCATTGTTGCCACCTGCACCACCGATAGAAGAGCCACCAGACCCTGCACCAGTGTTGTATGCGCCACCTCCACCGCCAGCAGCCTTGAACAACGACGAACCACCGATGAAACCAGCAACATCTACACCAGCACCACCATTGGCGTTGGTCGCTGCTGCACCAGAACCGCCACCACCACCACCAACCCCAGTCGTGCTGCCACCAGCGAAACCATCACGACCCTCGGCACTGATAGAGATAGCCCCGATAGTTCCAGGTGATTGACCGCCACCGCCACCGCCACCAGAACCGCCAGATGATGGGCGAGTACTGTTGTCGTTTACACGATAGCCACCATGACCACCACCAGATGACGATAGGTTCGCAACTGTCGCGCTTGGAGTTGTGCCACCAACAGAAGTCCCAGTCCCAGACGTGCTATCCGCACCACCACCACCGATAGTCACAGTAACGTTTGCATCAAGATAGGTAGTTGCGAGTGTCATTCCACCTGCACCGCCACCGCCACCGTTATTGCCACCCTGCGGAACTCCACCACCACCACCACCTGCACCACAGAGTAGAACGTCAAACAGTCCAGCCTTCGTGATCGTCAAAGTACCAGTGCTGGTGAAAGTCAAGTATTGATAGTTCACACCGCTGATCGTCACATCGGTTGGCGCACCGACGCCACCAGTCGCAGTACCATACGACATGAGCGGAACGCTCTCCGTAATCAGCGTAGAGACGTAGCCAATCTGCCGACGTGCTGTTGCCATCGGTTACGCCTCGATACGGTTGACGAATCCGTGAATCGTGATGACGTTAGTGGTCGCAGCGAAAGCACGCACGACGAGAGGTGTCGCGTTGCCTTTGATCGGGAAACCTGGAACGATCGTAACCAGCCCAGCCTCAGGTTGAATCGTCACCTCGATCTCATCATCAGGAGAGGTCGTACCGCCGAACTGGACGGTCAACTTGCGTGCGGTGGTGTCTGTGTTCATCGCGTACAGCCACACCTCGTCGTACGTGGTCGCGGTGGCAGAACCTGTGTGCAACGTCGTGCCAGGTGACGACGTCGCCGCGACCTTGATCGGACGTCCATCGGTTGAACCGCTGAGTGTGAGTTTGCTGAACGTAGCCATGTCGCCTCTCTAACTGAATACTTGTGTTTGCAAAACGTCTGCACCGCCACCGACAGCGATCCATTCAGTACCATCATACACTTGGATGGCGTTCACGTCGGCGAGGTAGGTGACTTCACCTTCTTCAAGTGGCGGCTCACCAACACCACCGTACGCTGCTGTGCGTGCCGCTTCGTTCGCGAACACTTTCACACCACGCATGAGGTACTGGTTGACGTTTGCAGCGGTGACTTCTTCTTGTGCCACCCACAGTTTCGTACCAGTGATCGCCATGATGATTAGTTTACACTAGAGCAGCGCGTTGTCGGCGTCAAGCAGACCGTACACTGGGTCGTCCAATGTGAACGGATAGACAAGATCGGTGAACCTGAGACCGTACTCAACTGTGTGCACACCTGCGTTGATGAAGTGGTACACTCTTTCCACTGCGTAGGTTTGTGTGACTTGTGCTGGTGAACCAGTCGCATAGGTGCGTGTGATATTCAACAGATCGCCGATCTCGATCGCGTTGACGATGTCGCGGTTGCCGCTGCTGAGCGCAGACACCGTGGTACGCAGATCATCGAACCTGTACTCGGGTAGTGAGTACTGTGACAACAGCAGGTCGGCTAGGTCTGCAGCCTGTGTGTCATCTGACAGTAGGACGTTGTCGAGTGCGTAGGTTGAGACGTTGAACTCAGCCTGACTTGCCAGGTCGTCTGCTGTTTGTAGCGTGCCGCCTTCACGTGTGATCTGGATACGGTTGTATAGCAGTTCCTGTCCGTAGATGATGTCGAGCGCGGTGTACGGTAGACCGCTGCCGTCGTCTGCGAACGTGATCGTTGCAGGTCCGAACTCTGTGCCGATACGGTCGGTGAAGGTCAGTTTCCCGTCAGCCGAGATGAACATCAGACCACGTTCAGCCTCGGCGACCTTTTGCAGGTAGGCGAGCGCGTTGGTGTTCGCCGCGATCTGATACGCACCCAGGGTCGCAGTGCCAGTTTGGATGTCACGTGTGTCGGCTGGGTACGCGATCTCAGGGAGATCGAGCAGGTATTCGACACGGTCGCCGCTCAGTTCCTGTGTCGGTGTCAACGCAGCGGCTGTGTACGCGTTAGCCAACAGCACGAAGTCATCGAACGCGAGAATCTCAACCGTACTGAGGTTGTAGTTGTAGGTGAGGTTGATGTCGGCGATACGACCGACGAACAGATCGATGCCACCAGATCGGACGGTGACTTTGCGTCGCGGTGTTACACCTGAACGTCCAGTGACTGCATCCCAGTACGGGCTGGATTCGTTGATCGGGTCGAACCTACGGTCGTTGTTGTTCAACACGAACGTCGCACGTCCTGCGCCGAACTCATCTAACTGTTGCGATCTGCCGCGTGCGATGTTGATCTGCTGGATGTACGGTGCGACGTTGTCGCCGAGCAACGTACCGTCGAGCACACCTTCACCGTCGAGCAGTCCGAGCACTGGGTCGTTGAGTGTGAACTTGTTGACTGGGAAGCCCAGTTCCATCAATACGACGATGTCTTCGCCTGAGGCTAGCGTTGTCATACTGCGATGGATTCAACCGCGTAGCGTGTCGTCACTGGGATGTAGCCGTTAGCGCGTTCATATGTGCGCAGGTTGTCGACGATCACCTGGGCGAGTTCGTTAGCGTCCGCGCCCATTCCTGCTGTGATGTTGTTGTTGATGATCGTCTGCCCACCGAAAAAGTCAGGTACGGTTGTGGCTACTGGTTCGAATGACGTACCAAAGTTCGGTAGTGTTTCGTTGAATCGACGTGTGGCACGTTCAACGATCGCGTTGCCGACTGTGCTGCCGACGTCGCGCAGTTTCTCCTTGGCTTCACGTAGCGCGTCGGTTGCGTCGCGTTCCTTCTCCAGTGCGTCAGTCACCGCTTCGCTCGCGTCGACCTCAGCCTCACGTGCGGCGTTCAACTTGTCGAGCGCGTCCTTGTACGCTTCGCTTCCTTCTTTCGCACCTTCGATCACCTGGGTGTAGATGAACTCTGCGGTGGCAAGTTCAGCAGTCGCTTCTGTCTGTGCGTCGGTTGCGTCTTGTACGCTGATCTTCGCACGTGCCAGTTCACGTTCCGCGTCTGCGATCTCCTCAGGTGTGGCGGCGAGCGTACGTTGCTGGTCGAGTTGACGTTCAGCGTTACGTACCGCGATCACCGCGTCGACGACGTCAAGTTTCGACTCGGCAAGTCTGATCTCCGCTTCACGTACCGCTTGCGGCGATGCGTTCGGGTCGAGTCGCAGCGCAGCCAGTTCGTTCTCAGCGTCGATAACTGCGAAGTTCGCCTGCTCGACGTCGTACTTCCGCCGTTCCAGGCTACGTTCAGCCTCGGCTACCGACTCTGGGTCTGCAGTCTTGTTGCGCAGATCGAACAGTCGACGTTCAGCATCGGCGACACCGCGCACCGCGTCATCCAACGAAAGGTTCGCGTCACGCAGTCGTTTCTGCGCGCTGGTGACATCGCGCATCGCATCGAGTGCTTCCTTACTGTCGCGTGCGTAACCGCGTGTCACACGGTTGAAGTGTTCCTGCGCGTCCGCTACCTTCTGCGTCGCAGAAGTAAGATCTTTCCGCGCTTTGACCGTTCCTGCGATCGCGTCACGTACGCTGCGTTCCGCGTTACGTGAACCCTTCAACGCGTCGGTGTACTTCTGCAGTTTCTCCTTCGCGGTTTCGATCGCTCGTGCTGCGCCACCAGTCGGCACTGGTGGCGGTGTCCCACCGCCGAAGTTGCCTGTAGTAACTTGGCGTCGTTCAGCGTTTCTGATCTGCTGCATGATCGACACAGTTTCGCCGAGTGTTTTGTTGGTTTTAGCGGCGGCGTCACCGATTCGACCGAATGACACTTCACCCAGGTAGCCCATGTTCCCGATGTTGATGCCCAACGCACGGAACACGCCGTTGAACATGTTGCCCCACTGGATGAACGAGTTGATCAAACCGATGAACGCGTTCACCAGCAACTCCAACCCAGCGAGCACGACGTTTATCACTTTGTTCGCTACGTCACGGAACTTCTCGAACCGCAGATACGCGGTGACTACAGCAACACCGAGCGCGATCATCGCAGCCACGACGATACCGATCGGGTTGGCGAACAGTGCGACGTTGAACAACTGCTGCGAGATCGCCGCAGCGATAGCGATACCACGGAACGTCACGAACGCTGCAGTCAACAGCATGATCGCGTCTTTCATCTTGCCGCTTGACGATGTGACGTCGAGGAACGCACCACCCAGGACGCGCAACCCACCGCCAAGCCCGTCTTTACCGACAGCATCAGCGAACTCACGAAACCGTGGCAACACTTGATCGTTGATGAAACCAAGCAACGTCTTATAGACTGGTAGCAACGCAGTACCGATCTCGGCGCGCACGTCAGCGAACTGTGCAGCGAGGATACGCTGTTGGTTTGCCACTCCATCGCTTGTACGTGCGAAGTCACCTTGCGCCAACGATGTGTCTTTCAAGATGAGTGCGTACGCAGCCTGCGCTTTAGCAGCAACGTCAAGGTTGCCTTTGCCGTTGTACAGCCCCATGCTCAGGGCTTCTTGCTTCAACCGCACATCGTTCAACGCGACACCGAATCGCTTCAGCGGTTCAGTTTCACCTGACAAGCCTGAACGCAACGCTTGTAGTGCGTCGTCGATAGTTGCGTTGTTGAACGACGCCAGGTCAGCCGCCAACTGTACAAGTGACGTTGACATCTCTTGCGAACGTTCACGACCGACACCGAACGCCTGGAACAAGTTACCGTAAGTACCTGCCGCTTCGAGTGCTGCCTGACGTGAGATACCGAGGTTGACTGCAGACTGTGACGCGAACTCGTGCACCGCGTCAGATGACTGACCGAACACGACGTTGACTTTCGAGATCGCTTCTTCAAGACCTGACGCTGCTTGTATCAGGTTGTAGCCGATGACACCTGCCGCGCCAGCGGCGATCGCGCCAAACTTGGCTACAGACTTAGCCAACCCGACTGCAGCCGAGTCGAACGTACGCAGTCCGTAGGTGGCTTTTGCTCCTGCCCCTTCAAGTTTCTTGAAGTCGGCGATCGCACGTTTGATACCTTTACTATCAAACTCTGATACTATGTTTACGCCAACAGCCACGCTACGTCACCACCTTTCAAGAGTTGATCGACGACTGCACGATCTTATCAGTGATGCGCACCGCCGCGGCGACTATACCCTCGACTTCGTCTTTACGTTTGTCGACCGCTTTGTACAACACGCGTGATCGCAACGCACCAACACGGCTAGAGCCTTTCGTGGGCGCGTACGTGTCCAGGTTCTTGACGAAGATGTTATTGGTGCGGCTACCTGCAGAGTCGAACACAGCACCACCAGCAGTCATCTGTTGGATACGCAAGATCGTACGCTGGTTGTTGACTGTGCGTCGTGACGGCTGCACTTTAGGCTGCACACCGCCGCGCACCGCCGCCGAACTGTAGACAGGGAAAGGACGTTTCGTGCCGCGCCGTTTTTTAGGTGGCGTCGACTTCCACCGTGTCAACGGTTTGTCTGGGTAGTCGCTACCGACTTGCGCGGCGAGTCCACCTGCCGACTGTCGCATCTTTCCTTCGATGTCTTTGTACATCTGTTTGTCGTAGCGGCGTAGTTCACGCAACGCCTGCGAGATACCGTGCACCTCTACTCTAGTCGTCATCTACGCCACTTCTTGTTCTGTTTGTTCTGTTCACGTGTGCGCCACTGCATATAGTCAAGCATAGCCTGCAACATCTCAGGTTCTTCTGCCAGTAGCGCGCTAGGTGCGATGTTAGTTTCGCACGCTAGCGACGCGATCACCCAGTGTGCGCTGTGCTGTCCAAAGGGCTATCAGCAGGTTCATCTTTCACTGACACTTCGTCGATCGTTTGAATCCACGTAGGGTCGAACGCGTCGGCTGTCTTGCCCACACGCTTCGATACCTGCCATGCGAGCCACGCGATGTCGGTAAGACGCATCTCGCTTTCGAGTTTCGCAACTGAACGATTCCAGGTGCGCTCGAACGCGACGAAGTCACCAAACCGTGCGGTGACTTCATACGACGCGTCATCGATCGGCTTTACAACCATCGTGAGTTTCATGTTGCTGCTGTCCTTTCAGTTACTATGTGAGATCACGCACCCGTTGACTTGGCGAGCGAACCGCCAGTGAACGTGAGACTCGTCATTGACAACTCACCCACGGCTCCAGCGACAGGCTGATGACTGGCGAGGAACGTGCCAGTTAGGGTATAGAGAGGGTTCGTGCTCGACGTCGCGGCTGCGCTCGGACGCACCGTAACGGTGGTCTGCGTGCCGACCAACGGATAGATCGTCGCCTCGACTTCACCAGCGGCGAAGTCCTGCATGAACTCGATCGTGCACGACAGGTTCTGGAGACCACCCGTGAACTTGTGCCCCGTATCACCGAACGCGGTGATCTCGACGCTGTCAACTTCGTAGTTGAGTTCGACGCTGTTTGCCCTATCGCTGAGTACGACACCATTCACGGTGATGTCAGCGTTGGTGAGAACGATCTGTGCCACGGTTTACTTCTCGCTTTCGTTAGCGGTTTTTTCGGTCTTGGTGGAACGTGCCAGTTCGATGTGTCCACCATCAACGAGCGCGTCGACGTTGAAACCGTCGAGATCGCTCACGTTGACGATGTCGCCGCGCTTCTTACCTGCGACGCGATCACTCGTGACTTTGTACGTTGCCATGACGATCATCCTACACGCGTACGTGCGTGGTCACTTTTCAAGCATGTACCGTGACGTCGACACGCACGGTAAGGAACTCGGCGTCAGCCTGCGACTGCGGCTCGATAGAGATAGACGAGTTGACAACCAACGTCTTAGCGGAACCATTCAACGTCAGGTCACCTTCCAGGACTGCACGCAACGACTTAGTACCAGTGAAAGCGAGATAGTCGTCGAGTGCGTCAAACGCACGGCTATCTGTCCACCTGCCGACGATCACGTATATCGACCAGTCCATCACCATGTCACCGCCACCGAACGCACGGTGGTAGTTGATACTGTTCAGCACAGGATAGGCGAGCGGTGGGTTCGTCTGCTCAGGCTGGTACGCGTAGGTGCGCAGACCGTTGATCGTTGCCAGCCGTGTCTTGAACCCTGCCGCTACTGCGGAAACAGAACCAGACATCAGGCGATACCGTACCGCACGTACGGTGACAACAGATCGCGCACGTCTGGGTCGACGCTGCGCACCTGGATAGCCATATCCGCGAATCCGACCACACCGAGCGCGGCGTTGTAACGTGCAAAGCCACGCATAGACAGTAACACGCACGCCTCGCGTACATCGTCAGGGATGGCTCCCCAGCCCCACGTGCCAGTCACCTCGACCGCTGGAATCTCTGGTTGGATGACGATCGGAAACGTCTTGCCACCGATAGCAGTTAGTCGGTTGTACGGTCGGCTTTGCAGTGCAGCGTTCAACGGCTGCAACTGGTAGTCAACGTTCAACGTCCAGGTGTCTTCATACGTGCCATCGCCGTCGTCGTCTGTCTTCAATGTCGTGATCTGGTGTAGATCATCTTGAAGTAGCAGCGTGTAGATGTCGCGTGCGTACATCTTGACTGCGGCTACTCTCTGATAGAAGAACCTGCCAGTATAGCCGTCGATACGTCGGCTCGCTCCTTCGATCGAGTTCTCCAGGAGCGCATCGTCTGCGGTGTCAGTGATGCGTAGAGCAGCCTTGACTTCAGCGAGCGTGCAGTAGCCGTTGGTTATAGTCATCAGACTTCGCGTTTCTTGGTTTTGCTTCGGATGCTGCGCTCTACTTGCGGTGCGACAGTAGCCGTTTCAGTTTCAACTGTAACACTTTTGTGGTGATATCCGAGTTTGTGCAACTGCTCATCGACAGCGGCGACGCGATCTTTCAAACCGCGCTGTTCATAACCGCGCCGCTCGATCAACAAAGCCTCGATCTGTTTGTTCATGTCGTCCTCTCACATACACGTGTGGCGTGCCAGCAGTCTAGCAGACCACCAGCACGCCACGCGTGCATTCACTCAGTTGTTGCTGACGTCAGAACGTCGGCGTGACGAGTCCCGTTCCACCGATCAGCGAGAACGCGTTCGGGTAACGAGCGGCAGTGAAAGCGGCGTAACCGTAGACGATCATCTGAACGTCGAGTTCCGCACCCTTCGGCTGCTCGAAGCGCAGCATCATCGGCTCGCCAGAACCCTGCTCCCAGAGGTGCAGTTCCTGCGTGTTGCCCACGATGATGACGTCTTCGTTGTTACCTGCACCGTTGGTGGTGATGATGTTCGCGTCGGTGATGACAGGCAAGCCTGCGATCGAGTAACGCGATGCACCGTAGAGCACCGAACCTTCACCGACAGCCGTAGCGTTGTACGGACCGTTCGGCGTCGGCACAGCCAACGGACGGTTGCTGTTGTCAAGCGCGGCGAGAATCCACGCAAGACGACGCGGGTGCATGTAGATGACGTTCGGACCACCGAAGAAGTTCGTCTGGATGCGCTGCACACAGTCGAGCAGTTTCGGGTAGAGTTCCGCAACGGTCGGCGACGCGTCGGTGTATGTAACCACCTGGGTGACTGCGTTCGTCAGCGACGTGACCAACGCGGCATCGAGTGCCGTGTGGTAGGCGCGGACGAGGTCAGCCATGACCAACGAATCGACACCAGTGCCACGCTCAAGAGCCTGACGGCTGACGTTCTGCTGACCAGCGTACGTGTTCACGTTGATGGTGAGCAGCGTGTCGTCCATGTTCGTCTCCGAAACGGCTGCGCCTTCGTTCTGCTGCGCGACGCTGCTTCCCGTGGTGACACGGCTGATGTTCAGTGTGAGACCAGAGGCAGGCAGCGCGTGCTTGCGAGCGGTGTCCGCGATGGGACGTCCTGCGCGAGCAAGCGGTGCGGCGAGATCGGTGAGGTACTGAGGAACCACGAGACCAGCGAAGTTCGCGCTGGTGACATCGCGACGCTCGACACGCTCTTCGTTCATGTGGCGCGAAAGACGCTCACGTGCGCTGAAGTCGTTGTTGAACTGCGCGTTGTACGCGTCAGCGATGAACGAGTTGCGCGACTCTTGCGAGTAGATGCGCGGCTCGCTCTTCACGGTGACGACGTCAACGGGCTTGACAGCACGGACTTCGGCGGCAGTAGCAGCACGGGCTTCGAGTTCGCCGTGACGCTTGATCTGCTCGTCGAGGTCGCGGACCTCGTCAAGTGCCGACGCGATAACCGCGTCTTCATCCTTGGTGATATCGCGCGCTTCGGCAACAGCCGCAGCGGTGATCTGCTCTGCACGAGCAAGCGCGGCGTCGCGCTTCTCGCTGAGCGTTTCAGTGTACTTCTTCACTTGTGCTCCTTGTAGATATAAGTTGGTAGGTTGCCACGAGTGATGTCACTCAGTGACGCGCGGTGCGCGTCGGCTGCGACTCGGCTAGCGGTGTCGCGCGATCTGAATCTGACGTTGCCGTGCAGCGGTCAAACCACTTGACACGCTAACGGTAGCAGGCTGACGGTTGCGCACGCTTACAACAGTATCCTCATACGCTGGGTAGGTTACAACGCTAACGTCGAACAGTTGTACCTCTTTGAGTTCGCGCACGCTACGGTCGTTGTTCCAGGAGTCTTTGACCGTGCGGAATGCGAACGACATCTGCGACAGGTCACCGCGACGCATCGCGGACAGCACACGCTGTGCGTCTGGGTTCATCGGGTCGAGGCTTGCCTCGACACGTAACCCGCGCTCGTCTTCTTCAAGCATCAACGTACCAGACTTGCTACGCGCCAACGGTACACCTTCGTGGTCGATCAACAGCCGTACGTCTGCACCGTCGTTCAAGGTTTTGGTGAACGCGCCGCGACGTACGTACTCGACGAATGGCATCGGCTCGCTCGGCGAATCGAACACAGCAGCGTATCCGACGAGCGTGTTGCTGTCACCTTCGGCGCGCAGTTCGAGCGTGGTGTACGCGACAGATCGACGTTCATCGACTTGGTCAGTAATCCAGTGGACAGTCGACGTCTCGTTCATACTGCGGCTAGCATACACGTCTTTTTTGGCTTTACGTGTTCCACTATCGGCGTCCAGTTGCGCGACGATACGCTCGGCGTACTGTTGCGCTCGACGTGCAGTCATCTTGTTGGAGCCGCCACCCCACAGCAACATCGCCACCAGTCCAGGTGTGATCTCGTCGCCTTGCACAGCGTCCAGGTTGTCAATGTGTCGCGCTATCCACGGTCCGATCTTGCGCCACTTCGCTTCGCCGATCTCGCCGCGCGCCATACGACGTGCATCGGCGACAGTGGCAGGCACCAAACCGTCACCAGACAGACCTTGCTCGTGGAGACGCAGCCCACGCTCAGCGGATGCACGCATGTACGCTGGTGCGCTCAGGTCGACTGCACGAGATTCGAACTCCATCGGTTGCTCTTCAGGTTCCTCAACCTCAGGTTCATCAACCTCTGGCTCTTGTTCCATCTCGTCGGCGACGAACTCCGCTGGTGTGTAAACATCGACATCAAGTTCGGCGACAGCGGCGCGGTTCATCTCGCTGTTGTCAACGAAAGCGTCGATCTCATAGCCCTCGTTCATCAACTGTTGTATTGCGTCCTTCTTGTACGCGGCTACTTCCTCGTCGCTGCTCGCGTCGGCGTTCATGATCAACCTGACGTACTCGACACCTGCGGCTTCGAGCGCGGTTACCGTCGCATCGCGGTCGTCAGGTGAACGACCAGTGAGCAGAATCACTGGGTACTCGCTCATGTTCACCGCATCGATGACTTCTTGCATCGGCTCCACACCGTCGCGCAGCAACGTGTCATCGATATCGACGACGAGCACTTCACCTTCAGCGCGCAGTTCACGTCGACCAACCTCACCGAGCGGCTCGATCTCCTCAGCAAGCGACACAGCAACCATCTGATCAACAGCAGCCTGCTTCGAGTCGTGACAACCGATCGTTTCGAACGAACCGTCACCGTTCTGTTTGACTGTTGCCCAACCTGCACAGTCGGCTTGTGAGTCGCTGATTCCGTACGGCATGTCAGTCAACGTCTGGCGTCATAACGCGCAGATCAGCAGTTCCAACTTGTGAGGTGACTACAGCGTACATAGTTTGCTTGGTCGGCAGGAAAAACTCATGCGGAGAAGTGTGCTTTTCCAATGGGAGACCATTCGCGGTTGTCACCGTACTGTCGCCGATGTAGATCGTCGCGCTCGTGACGATCTGCACGTAGATATAGCGATTCTGGTCGTCTGGATTCACGACTATAGTTGGCGTGGTGCCTACGGTAACGACTGTCGATTTCATGGTAGCGGTGGCTCCTCATCCTCTCCAACTGGCTGAATCTGCGAAGTCCCCATAACGTAGAAGTCATCGCCACCAGCGTACGGTTCACGGTTGTTGTCCTGGCGTGCCTCGTTCGGCGACAACGTACCAGACGAGATCTGCACCTGCTGCGCACGCACACGTGTCATCAAGTCAGCACGCTCGAACTCCTCAGCATCAAACCGCACACGCTGCGTGATCGGCAACGTGTCACTCAATGCATCCTCGATACGTCGCATCCACGGTAGCAACGTGTAACGCACGAAGTTCGTACCCATCGATTCGATATTCTGATAGGTCTGCGAATCGCCACCAGTGCCGCTGATCATGTGCAACGGAACACGGTACACACGTGCGATGTCACGCACGATCGACTCGCGATGCTCCAACATCTGCATGTCAGCCGCACTCGTCGTGATCGAACGCCACTTCAAACCGTTAGACAACACCGCAGGACGACGACGCTTGTAGTGTGAGTCTTCCCAAGTCTCGCGCATGATGCGCGCCTGCTCGTCAGTCAACGGTTTGTCAGTCTCCAATACGCTGCTCGGCGTTGCACCATCACCGTAGAACTGAGCGAGGAACCTGTCCATCGCGATCGCCATACCGATCGTGTTGCGTTGCGCATCCAACGGTGAGATGCCGCGATGCTGACCAGCGAGCACCATCCAGTGGATGGCACGCAGTTCGTTCGCATTGTAGCGCGTTTCCACGTTGTCGATGTTGTAGTACATATCGCCGCTGTCCACATCCGTGTACCCTTTCACACGGTTCGGATGGATGACACGCATCTCGCTCGGCAGTTCACCAGCGCGACGCGGCGCGTAGATGTACACACAGCCGAGCAACGCCAACGTAGCAGTCAACTGGTGAATGAACTCGAACATCGTTTGATGTTGGTTCGGCTTGACCAGCACGCTAGGTGTCGGCAACAACTCGATACGCCCAGCACGTTCACGCACCAGTTCCATCGGCATCGACGCGATCGAATCGGCGATCAACGTGACACATGCCAACACCGCGCTCGACGTGAATGCGTTACTCTCGTTGACGATCTCACCAGACCAGTTCTGATACAGCGGACGTGCAGTGATCTGATACGGGTCGATGTTCAGCGGCAGCGCGCGCTTCTCAGAACGGAACAAACCCATCAGCGTGTCTCACCGTAAGCGATAGCCGCGACACCTAGCGTGATAAACGCAGCAGGGATAGACCACAACGCCACACCCACAACCACAGATGCAACACCGAGAGCCTCCACAGCGAGTATAACGCGTTCACGCATCCGTTAGTCCTTCCACACGTTGATCACGCTTGGTGTTGGGTCTTCTTTCACAACCAGCGTAGCACGATCTAAAGCGATCACAAGAGCAATAGCCGCGTCGATCTTACGCTTGCTCTTACCCTTCGACAGACGCCACCCGTCGTCCGTCATACGCTGCGCAGCAGACAACACCTGATCGATGAACTGCGGCGCACCGTCATGCACCACACGACGATTCACGATCAACTCGTACGCGTTGCCACACGCAGGAACCATGCGTTGCCTGTTCTGCGGATACTCAACCATCGGCAGCCCATCATCCGCCAACTGTTCAGCACTGCGCTGGAAGTACGCAGGGTCGTACGCAAACTCGCGCACGTTCAACGTGTCATGCAACGTACGCAGATACCGTTCAACCTCGGCGACGTCCAACGCCACCTCATGCGGATGCCATATCTTCGCACGCGTCACGATCACACCATCCTGCGGCTGCGCACACACCACCGCGATCGAGTCATGCTTCAACGCCATATCGATACCAACGTACGTCGGCAACGCAGGGTCTAACATACGGTCACTGCGCATCGTCTCAAACGTCCCAGCAGGAAGCCAGGACTCCTGCGCACGCACGAACTGATTCAACCTGTAACGACGAAACGCGCTCTCACTCGTCTGTTTCACCGCCACTTCCATATCTTCCTCATCGAGCAAACCGAGCGCGATATTCGGGTTCGCACGACGCCACTCCGCACGATCATCCAACGCACAGTCATCTGTGCCTTGCCACCACCAGAACCCGAACGCCGCGTCATCAACCTCACCAGCCGCAACACTCTTGCCATAGCGGTACATGCGACCACACAGCGAATCTAAGTCATAACCAGCCGTCGTGATCGCAACGATCAACGCATCACGCCGCGCACCAGAACCTAGCGTCAACGCATCCCACAGTTCGTCATTCTTCTGCACATGCAACTCATCGAACACCACCGTCGACGGATTCAAACCTTGCTGCAACGCCGCATCACTCGACAACACACGAAACACCGAACCAGTAGCAGGAACCGCGATCGAATCACGATATATCTTACAGATACCAGACAACGCAGCAGACTGCTGCACCTGCTTACGCGCCACCTCGAACACGATACGCGCCTGCTGACGATCACCAGCAGCCGCATACACCTCAGCACCCAAACCACCCTCGATCAACCCATGTAACGCGATCACCGAACCGATCAACGACTTACCATTCTTACGACCAAGACCGACAACCGCACGACGGTAGCGACGTTTACCATCCGCACGACGTTCATAGATCGCATCTAACAGATCAGTCTGCCAACGCACCAACTCCAAAGGCTCACCAGCACGAAACCCCTTGTCCACATGCAAGAACGTACGCGCAAAGTCAGCGACAGCAGCACCGTCAGTCGCCGCACCGCTGCGCCACGACGTTGCGTAGTTAGGTGTTATGTCGACGTCGATACTCATCTAACTCATTCGCCACTCTGATCTCAAACAAACCAAGACGCGCACGCTCGCTAACTGGGAAACCCAGCAACTGCAACCAACCCGTGATCTGAGCATCCGCCTGCTCTAACTGCTTCACCGCAGGATGCGTCACAGTCTGACCATTCGCAGTCGTATACCACCTACGCTCGACATCATCACCCAACCACAGACGCAACTTCTGCGACGTCTGCAACTTCTCCACCAGCAAGTGCATCATCACCATATCGTGCTGCTCGCTCAGATGGCGACGCCCAGCCTGCCACAACTGCTGCCAAACAGCCGCACCGTAATCGTCACACCACTCAGGTGCAGGTGGGATGGCGTCACCCTGGACGACGACCACCGCGGTGTCAGGTGTCGGCGCGGCAGGCATCTTCTTATGCCCTGGGTTTCCGCGCGCACGGTGCGTCTCCAGCGGCATAGGCTTCGCGCCTCTCCCGACGCCCGTCTTTGGCTTAGGCATGTTTAGATACCCTGAGCGGCGTCCGACGCAAGGGAGACGTCACCCGACGCAAGGGAAACCACGCCCGATCGAACCCCGATCGACGCCGATCTAGACGGTAGGGGACTCCTCAGGATATATCCGAGGGA